CTATCTTGAAACTCTCCCCATATCGACCATGTTTCAGACTTCACACTAAAGGCAAGCGTTATCGAAGTATGATAATATCCGTGGATATCGAAGTCCGTATCAGGGAAGGTTAATACATAAAAAGTTTCTCCTTCAAAACTGCATATATAAGCGTAAGCATTACTGTGGTCGGATATCGACTCTATGGGTACGTCCATGGGGAAAGATATTATTTGCGTCTCTCTCCCGCCTTTGAGCCTTACCACCCGTACGGCTCCCGCAACTTTAGCCAGAAAGTAAATTGATTGCTGATCGTAGGCCAGTGTGCGCTTTGCTATGGTTCCTATTGGCTGAGATGCACCCTTATTGGGAAGAAATGGCGCATTCGGGTCAGTAGTGGTGTAGGAAATCTCTACAGTTTCGGTGCCGATGGCGTAAATCTCATTGAATGTGCAAAGCAAAGATTCAACGGAATCGGCTGAAAGCTCGTTATTGAAAAATTCCCACGTTACATAGTTGTTCGTCTTGTCATTGGAGAAATGAACATCCCCCGGAACAGGGGTTCCCCCGGCCTGATCGCCATTGGCCACAAGATATCCTGCAAGATAACCAACGTGTGTAACGTTGTTAGGAGAATTGGCCCCAAGAACCGTTACTGTCCCGCTGGAAGGAGAGAACAGGTTTATCTTGCTGTCGGCCGCAAATGCTATACTGTCAGCATCTTCCGTGAAAATAACCGGAGTTCCAGACGTTAACGACGCACCGCTTATGGCTGTCAGTGTCCCATCGCTGTCGAGTTCGTAAAGAGATCCCTCGCACACGATAAGGCAAATGTCATGAATAGTGCTGTAGTAAAACCCGTCTATTCCACCTTCTTTACCAGTATCGGCAAACTCCGCATAGCCCGGATTGGAATAGATGGTGAAATCGTCACCATACTTCACCGCATAGCCATTATAGAGATGACAGGGTACGGTGTCGGAGTTCGCGTGCATATCCTGAAGGATTGCCGAACTTCCTATGTTCAGTTTCAATTTAGGCATATGGCCGTACGAAGTCGATATCGGTGTCTTCCGATTCCGCTCCCCGTGCTATCCGATACTGCCGTTCCGCTTCGGACATGAAGTGCTGCCGATCTACAGTGTTCACCTTGTATTCCGGGGCAATGTCTGCCGCCGTCTGCCATATCAGGTACTTGTACCACCTAACCGGAAAGTCGGGATTATCGGTATCACTGTCGAAGTCCCGCAATTTCCGTATCGACAGAAGATGAACGACATAAGTGTAAACATCGGGCTGCGGATAGAGATACCCTTTGAGTATGCCGTTCTGATCCTTGGTGAACGCTATCTTTGTCGGCTCTCCGGTGATGAACTTGTCCGTAAGTGCCATGTATTCGGCAAAGGTGATGATGTCTAGTTTGCTATCGGTATCGGTATCCCGCAACATGGCTATTTCTACGCCTATCGTGGAACCGTCAAAGTCAATTTCATTGGCAGATGTTGCCGTGAGTCCATCAGACCATGCTATCCCGCTTGAGCCGGTCTGTTCAAAGTAGGTTGTCCAGTTTGCCCCGGTAATCGGCTTATTCGTGCTTGCCGTTGTCACCCCTCTTCGGCAGGTATAGTTAAGCGTATCGGAGCCGACATATTCGGAAGGAGCGGAGAGGGTTTTGGTTGTCCATTCCCTCGTCCAGAGCATTATCCCTTTGTTCTGAAGGGATTTGACCGTGAGCTGCAAGGCGTACAAGGCGTTTTCCATCTCGTATGCCTGGAAACCATCAGGCAATCCAGTAACCTTACGGAGAATAGCGTTACACATTTCATCGCGAACGGTAACAAAATCGGATGTAGACGCAACAGTCATGGTACCCTCAAAACAGGGGGGATTGCTCCCCCCCCTATTGCCGTACTACTGAGTAAGGGAAAGGTCGGTGCTTGAAGTAGTACGGGACTTCATCGACGTGCTGTAAGTGCTGAATTGCGTCTTGATCCCGCTTGCAGCAGTCATGTCTGCAACAAGACCGTTGTGGTCGGCCTTCAGTTCGTTTACCATCGTGACCATTTTGGTCAGGAGTGAAACGAGATCCTTTTGGCTCATACCTGTGCTCTTGATCGTTCCGGCATAGGCGACACCGCAACCGAACAAGAGGCAAAGAGTAAGAATGAGGAGCTTTCTCATGTCAGCCTCCTAGTACCCTTGCGGATAGATGATGGTAGCAGTTACGATAAATACCGCCGCATCGAGGTCGTTATCCGGGTCGGCGTAGATGCCATTGGCAGAAGCGTAGTATTTGGTTACGCCAACTGCGGAAAGGCTACCGGTACCGGCGGTGCCGTTAAGGTCGAAGTTGCTAAGATACTGAGTACCCGACCCGGAATCCCCGATGTCAACTGTTGCCGTAGCCCCTTCTGCGGTTACTACGTGACAGGATACGTCCTTGACGATGCAACCGGCAGGAATGTAGAACAGCTTGTATCCTCCAGAAGTAGCGGCCAGGAGCTTGTAAGTGGAAGTACAAGTGATCTTTCGGCTTACAACAGTGGGGAACCCCTTCTGGTTCTGGTGCGCCCCGGTGAAGTTAGCCAGATCACCGTAGTTGGCATTGCTTGTAAGATCAATAGACATTGATAAACCTCCTATCGGAATTGCCAGGGGAGGGAGTTACCCCCCCCATGTTGTTAGGTCAGAGAGTATGCCACCGGGAAGCTGATAGAAGCCCAGTCAACACTGTTGAACTTGGCTTTTTCGGCTTTCATGGTCATACGGTACGCCGTTCCGGTTTCTTCCTCGTAATCGAAGCCCTTGGTCACGATGTCAGGAGTGTCGCCCCATCCAAGCACCCCGGCTTGTGCGCCGAGCAGTAGACAGTGCGACCAATTCACGTTGGCCCCTGCGCCTGCATCGGAATCAACGGGAACATATTCGGACTCGACAACAATCACGTTGTCCCACACCCCAAGTGCGCCGGTAAAGATAGCATTGTCCTTACCACGCACATCGGCTTCCCTTTGTGCCTGGGCATAGGTGGAGTCAAGTTTCAGGTCATATCCGACATAGGGGTGGACCATCAGAACGAAATACTTCTTGCCCTTGATAGTAACAGGACGGAGAGGGTTCTGGGTCCTGTTTCCGCCGGTTGCGGCCCATGCCTTTGCATACTGAATCTGCTTCGGAGTAATAACCGAAGAGGTGGTGAGGGCGGTTTTGGCAGTCGAAAACGTGGTAGTGGTTGCCATAGTACTCCCGTCCGCCGTATACATGGCGCGGGTCGGAGAACTGGTCAATGAATCGAAAACAAGAGTTTCAATCTTCTCGGTACCCCAGATACGGAGAGCCCTGGCCCCTTCGTCAGAGATAGAAAAAAACACCCGTTTGTCGCTCATGTAGTCATGGCGCACTGCGTTTCTGTACCGCTTGAGGGTAACAGAAAAGCTGTACTCGTTAAGCCTCTCTTCCTTCCCTTCAAGAGTTTCGCCGTCAGTTACGCCCGAACCGGGGAGCTTGGGGATAAGAAAGAAGTCAAGCTCATCACCCTTCTGTTTGGTAAGGTCGCGTTTCTCCTGGATAATGAAGTCCTCTCCGTCACCCATCATGCCCATCTGAGTTAGAAAGGTTTCCTTTACCGTCTCCCGGTAAAGCTTCTCCATCCAAAGTTTCTTTTTTGCTGCATCGCTTGTAGTAAAACCAGTAATAGCCATTTGTTATGTCCTCCTGAATGTTATGAGTTCAGGAGTTCGTCCAAAGCCTTATCGCTCAGTTTGTGTACCGGGACATCCACCGTGGAAGGAGCACCGGATATGCCGGTTGACGCTGTTAGAGTCCGTGGCCCTTTCGCCGCTTCTTCGACCCTGCGTAATACGTCTTCCGGTTTCTTCCTCAGTGTGTTCAGTTCCTTTTCCAGTTCGGATATGCGCCTTTCCGCTTTCACCCTGTTGGCGAGTTGTACAACAAGGTCAGGAATAGCCGCGTAGGGGCGAGACTTGAATTGCCGTACTATTTCTGGCGCGGCGCCGTCCTTCAGTGCGAGAGCCGCAATATCGTCAATCATCGACTCTATATCGGGAACCTGAGTCTTGATCGTTGTCTCGTTTTCCTTTTCCGCTAGCTGCTCCTGCACCCTGGCCTGATATGCAAGCATTTCCCGCTGTCTGATAACCTGTTCAACGGCCATCTGAGGGTTTTCGTAGTATGCCTGCTCATCCGGGTTCTGCGGGATGTTGCGCTGGATATCTTCCAGTACCTTCCTGAGTTGCCCAATCTCCTGGGCCTGACGCTGAATGAACTCCTCTTTGTCTTTTACCTGCTTTTCCAGCCGTGCCTTGCCATCGTCAACGTCTGCCTCTTTGGTTTCAACCTGTTCAGTCTTGACATCTTCGGCCTTGACCTCTTCGGCCTTCGTCTCGATGACTTCCGTTTCCTCTACCTTGACTGTCTCCGGTTCTCCCTCGTCCATAAGAGCGGAATCGAGGGCGGTGTCGTCAAGGTTAAGCGGGGAAACTTCCTGTTCTGCCTGTTCTACTTTTTTAATATCTTCCATAACTTCCCCTTTGGGCGTTCATATTATGAACGGTATCCCCTGTTTTATTTCCCGGCCTAAATATAGGGTGTTCCGGTTTGCATCCCCGGCATCGGCACTGCCTGTTCGGGCATTCCCTTTGCTATGACTGTCTTCTGTATCTCCGTGTCGTATTTGGCCTTCTCGGCTTGGGCCTGTACTGCTTGCTGCTGCTGAAGTGACACAAGAGCTTCCTGCTTCTCGACTTCTGGCAGCGGAGAGAGTTTTATGAGCATGTCGGGCGGTAACGGTACCCCCTGGCTTGCCAGTTCCGCAAACATGGCGAAGTTCGCAAGCTTCTGCGTCGGACTTGCCGCCGACTCTCCGACTACTACGTCATAACGCGAAAGGTCCTGATCGGAAAGAAGGCGAAATATTTCGTTCTTGTCAATCTCTTCCCATGGAGTGCCGCCTATCTTAACTTCAGACTTCTGCGCCCTGTTATGTAACAGCCTGATTATCCGCTCGGGTGTGTAGGTCTTCTGAATCAGTTTTAGAATAATTCTCCCAAGCATCCGTTTTGCAAGGGAAAGATTATCGAAAAGGAACTCGTTGCCGACAAGGCCCGTACGTTTCCTCTCCGCAATAGCGATACCGGACGTAGCATTGCCGGTTCCACCCTGCATCTCAAGGTTGACATTCATTATTTCCCTGATCTTGATGCTATCCAGGCTAATGAAGTTAACCAGTTCTCCGGGGAATTTAGCCCCTTCGGTCTTTATCGGTGGTCTACCTACGTCATTGACCTTTATCGTGAAGCCAACACTTCCCGCATTCTCCTTGAACTTCCTTTCGAGTTTCGGGTCGGCAAAGGTCTGGTCATCATAGAACCACCCGTACCCCGCCACCCTGTTGAGAATGTCGGCACCCTGAGAACGTCGCTTGTTTATCTCCCTCTGCGGATCTTTGGCACTTTCTATCTTTCCCCATACCCTCGAGCCGCGTTTCTTGGCATAAACCGGGACGATCATGAACTCGTCTATGTCGGAAACAACGTCCTCAAGCAGAACACTACCTGCCCAGGTAATAGTCCTGAATTTGGTAACGTTGCGCGGTATAGCCTTGAATCCGGGGATAGTCTTTACCGCTTCAATGTCCTTGCTGTCCCATCCCTTCGATGTCACATAGGCGTCAAGTTCGGTGTTTGCCAGCACCGTTACCCGCGAGTATTCCTTGCGGATTGTCTCTATTACCCGGATTTCCTTCCGGGCGATGTTCACGAAGTCCGCATCAACCCCCAATCCCTCATTATCGGAATCGGGATGCTCGTAGTTGTCGCCTTCGTACTTTGTCGTATGCTTCAGACCATCAAGAGCACTCGTCCATACGTCTATTTCGTCGGCCTTTTCTGGCCATTGCTGCTTTATCTTCCCTTTAGAGAACCACCGCCCCTTATGGAGGTGTTCACAGTCGGACAAATCTTCCTTTTCGTGCGGCCCAATCCATACGTCTACCCATGGGAAACGTTCAACCTTGATGTCGCCGCGAATATTGGAATCGTAGTCTATATAGGCGTGAAACGTACCGCGCCCAGGTATCAATTCGTCCTCAAATACCTTTGTTTCCTCGTAATCGGCGTTGCATTGCTCCCAGATGTTCTTGACAACATTGGTGATTATGTCGGCAACCCTGGCGTCTCCGTCCTCTACCGGGAAGTACTTGATATCAAAACGATTCTGCCTCTGATACCCAGAAAGAAGGTCAACCTTTCCTTCTATTTCGTTGAAATTCAGTGCCGGTCTATCGTCCTTTTCCAACTTTGACTTGACATCCTCTCCATTCGGACCCTTCCAAATGACTTTGGGATCTCCCGCATAGAAGCCTTCGGACTCCTCGCCACGCTTGCGGAAGTCATTTTCAAGCTCTTTGGCGTACTTCCACAGGGAACGGCACTCTTTTACGATGCCTTCCGACTTTTTCTTACCG